CCGGCGAGCTGCAGGGCTGCCGAGTTCCTCAGTTGTGAGAGCCGCTTCGGCTTTCGCCTTTTCCATTTGAGCGGCTGACGTGGCGGTGTCCTGCACCGCCTTGACGGTGTTGGCTTTGGTCAGAACGGCGGTCTCTTTATTGACCTGTTCTTGACTGGTTGTGTTGGCGGTATCGGCCTTGACTTTCTCAAGGTCCGCGATGTTGCGGGCCATTTGGCTTGCCGATGTGACGCCTTGGCCGAGGCCTTCCATGGCGTTTTCCATGTGGGCGCTTGCGCCCGCTGGAGTTGAAGCCCCGCCCTGTTGATAGGCGAGGATGGGATTGAGGCCTGCGGCTTTCATGTCGGCCATCGCGCGTTGATAAGCAGTGTTCGACATGCGCTCTTGAAAGGCCATCTGCTCACGAGCGATTTGAGCGTTCTGAGCATTGGCAGCGGCTTGACCGGAGGACGATATCGATCCTCCGATGATGTTACCGAGGGCGCCGATTCCGGCGCCGATGATGGACTCGATCATTAGAAGTGATCGATGAGGCCGGGCACGCCATAGAGCGGCATGGGGCGTGCGCAGCGCAGCTTGAAGAAAGCGTCGAAGATGAACTGAGGCTGGTTGGTTACCGCAATGACGCGGTCGACCGGCGGGTTGTCTTCGATAAAGGCAGCGTTGAGCGCGGGGGCCGCGCCGAACTCTTGCGCAAGGTGCCAAGTGTCGAGGGACTGGACTGCGTTCGAACGCATAACACCAGTGATGATAGAAGGCTTGTAGCGGTACTCCGCGAAGCGCTCCTGATAGCCCCACGCTGCAGCGTCGGCCGTGGGGTTGACCGACCCTTGAGCATAGATTTCTTTGTTGAGAACGGCTTGTTCGCCGATCATGGCCAAAGCTGGCCAGTAGTAATCGAACTTCGTTCGGCGGGACCACATGCGGTTGAGGCCCTGCTGGTAGTTGAGGTCAGCTCTTACGCTGATAAGGCCAATGATCAGGCCATGCTCGGTAAACGACTTGGAAAAGCCGTGGCCGTCGAGGTGCGCGACGGCATAAGCAGCGAGGTTGCCCTGGGGTGTGGGTTCCGAGGCAACGGATGAGGTTTGCGCAACGGCATATGACGTGATGGGCGACTGCCCACCGCCGAGGTATTCGGGCCGTTGAAGACGAGCATCAGGCGAGACCACATTGAAGTGTGCACGGATGATCTCGGTATATCGCGTGCCGCCACGGGCGTCACGTTCGTACAGCTTCTGGATCTGGAAAGACTGCCGAAGCTGATTGATGGTAGCGGAGCTGGCTGCCGACAAGTCGGCGTAGATTTGCGGATTGCCAGAGCCTGCGTCGGGACCCTTCACATAGAAGAAGTTACCGACGCTGTTGTAGATCGCGCGAGATTGCGCGTAGGTCTTCGAACCAGTGGTTTCGAAGTAGGTTCCGCCTGCGGCCCACGTCTGGTCGCCCTTGCCGATACCGGTCACGGGCGCGGTAGTGCCTAATGGAATAGTAACGGCGGGGCCTTTCTGGGGCCAAGGCAGTGATGACGTAAAGTAATCGTGTCGTTTGCCTCGACGCTTAAGCACGTAATCTGTGTAAGCGTCTGGTCCGTCTCCTTTAGGGACGGGAATTGAATTCTGTAAATTCTGGTCTCTAAACCATGTGTTCCAGACGAGGTTGTAAGCTCGAGGTGGAAGAGCGGAGTGTGACAGACCGGGCACTTTTGTAGGAATTCCGAAGAAGTCGTAGAGGCTTCCTTCGGCGTAGCCGCCTGCCGGCGAGACGATCTGCGGTGTGAGGTAGTCAACCGAGTCTCCGGGGTTGTCCTGTTCGCCCATTTGCTTCTGGAAGTTGTTCCAAAGCAGGCGAAGCGGAATGAAGAAGAAGAATGTGTTCATGAACAGATTATCCATGAACGGATGCAGGGGCGTAGCCAGACGCGCGAAGCCCTGCATCTTGAGCGAGAAGGTATCGCCGGGCAGCACTTCGTCGAGAAAGATCGGAACGAGCTGCCCGCTATTGAATGCGGTCTTGAGACCGCTGGTGCGATCGAAACTCGATCGCGGAATTTCGGCCTGAGGCACCCGAGAGAAGTCGTGGCTCATGACCGATGGAATATGACCGGCCATTAGTTGCGCTCCTCTGCGGAGCCGTTGCCCTTCTTGGCGAAGTTGAAGGGCATCTGATGGGCCGGTGTGAGAGCGATCACGTCGTTGACGTGCTCGAGAATGTCGAGGGCCTCGAACTTAGCGTTCGTGTCGTCATAGAGGCCGAGGAAGTAAAGGCGATAATCGCCGGGGTGGCGGCCGACGGAAGTATTCATGTCGGCCGCGAGGTCCTGGACCATGCGATTGGCGAGAGCGTGGTTTCCTGCCGGGAACGGGACGTTGTAAGTCAGCGCCTTGCTGTCATGCAGCGTGTAGAGACCAATTTTAGCCATTTCACAGTTTCCTTTTGACTGATTGCATCTTTCCGGCGCGCGTTTCAGTGCGGCCGAGATACGCATTGTAGGTGTTGGGTTGCTGATGCTTTCTCGCCTCAGCTTGGCGTTTGAGTTGTATTGGTCGTAGCTCCTCCTCTGATAGTTGCTGGTCGTAGAAACGAGGTGGCCGAGCAGGTCGGCCGTTGCTCATGACTTCGTCGGATTGATAAATTTCGGTCTTATACTTGGCGAGATAGGGCGAGCCGATGCCGCCTCCTCCGCCACGACCGCCGCGAGACATGAGCGAGAATTCTGGTCGCACGCGACAAATAAAGTGATGATCTGGATGCTCACGCAGGTAGTGATCACTGGCCTTCGGGCCAGTGATCTTCTTGGTTGAGTATCGAGCAGTGTAGCCCGCTGTTTGAAAGGTCACCGCTCCGATAGTCGCGAGACCATTGCCCCACAGTAGGTCCAAAGATTTGGAGGTGAAGAGTTCATGTCCTTGAGGTGTTTTTTCGTAAAAGATTTTATCGTTAAAGTCGTGGTTGAAGATGATGATGTGATAGTGGGGGCGCAAGTTGAGGTCGCCGTATTCGGCTCCCAGATAGAAGCGGATTTTCTTGGGGGCTATGCTCTTTCGCAGCTTCTTGAAAAAGAGCTGCATTACTCGTGGATGAACCGAGTAGTCGACCGGCAGGTGCGCACGGTCGTAGGTGAGCGTGATCCAGCAGTTTTCAGGATGCATTTGCGCTTCGTTTTCGCAGCGCACAGCCCATTGACGGGCTTTCTCCAGTTTGCATCCGGTGCAGCGGCCACAAGGAACCTTAATAGGTGTGCCGCTGAGTGAGTTTTTAGAATTGAAGGTCATCCGATAGCGACCGGTCTCAGGATTGAACTCCTGAGACCGATACGCCTTCAGAGGGGTGTCGCAGCCCATTTAAGCGCGGATGCCGCCGCGCATGGGCATCATGGTGTTCTTGGGATGAACCTTTTGCGCGGTGCGCGTGAAGAGCTTCTGCGAAGTCTTCTGGGGGAGCTTGTGTCGTTTCACTTGGATACCTCCGGTAGGGATTGGGGACATATGTCCCTGTTAAGAGTGAACCACAGAATGTGGTGTGGTGTCACTCAGCACATTTACATCAAGGGAAGAAATGTGCTGACGGCCGCCCCGGGGCGGCCTACCGCAGCGGTCTGCGGGTTGAGATGCCGATTGCTCGGCAAGGAAAAGGGCCCCGCAGGGCCCTTTTTTTGAGGCTACGGCGCTTACGCGCCTTCCGAAGGGGGGTTCCCCCCCTTCACCCCCCGATTGCCTTGTACGGGCTCGGGATTGACGATTTCGACCTTCTGGGGCGGCGGCTCCGGTTTCCGAAGGTCGTTGGCGAGGCCCAGTTTGATGGCCTCCTCCTGATTGTCTGCATTCGCCATGAAGGCGAGCAGTTGCGCCGGGTCGTTCTGGAAGCGATCCCGGACGTGAGCGGGCAGGGAAGCGAAGGCCGCTTCCGCCGCGATGACGGTGTTCAGAGCCTCCTGATAGTCGATGGTCTCCGGAAGGTCGACGTACTGGCCGCGAGCGGCGTTTTCGCTGATGAGCTGTTGCAGCCCGGCCGGGCTGTATTGCTTCATGATGTTGTGAATGTCGCAGGCTTCCATCTCCGATTGCTTGGTCATGGAAGGCATGATTTCGCCGGTTTTTTCGTCGATGCCTATCCAGGCATACGAGCGGCGATGAGGACTGTAGAAGTCGAACCGGACGTCGCCGGTCTTGGGATCATTGGCCTTCATTTTGTGAACCATCCGGGGTTGATTTCGCGAAGAGTTTTGGGCTTGGGAGCATTCTGCTGCTCCCGAGCGCGTTGGGCGGCACTGGCCGCCCGTTCGGTATCGTGACGCCTTCCGGCCTCACCAAGGGCGTCTAAAAAACGACGCCCGATCCTCTCGAATCCACCGGCATTCGTGCCGAGGGTTGAGGTTCCCCATTTTTCAGCGTCCTCTGCCTGGCGGGTCGTGAGACGCGCGTTTGCAGCAGCGGACGAGGCTTGAGAGCCATAAAGGGCCCGGCGAGCTGCAGGGCTGCCGAGTTCCTCAGTTGTGAGAGCCGCTTCGGCTTTCGCCTTTTCCATTTGAGCGGCTGACGTGGCGGTGTCCTGCACCGCCTTGACGGTGTTGGCTTTGGTCAGAACAGCGGTCTCTTTATTGACCTGTT